GTTCTGTGGTCTCTCCTTCTGGCCCAACCAAGTGCAGGGCCTCCTCAGCCGCTTGCCGTCGGCGGAGGCGTTTCCGTGCGCGTTTTGTCAGTTTGGCCACGGCCACAGTCAAACAGCCGCCCACTGCGCATGTCCCCTCCCTGGGCAATCCTGATCCCACTGATGCTGCGTCTTGTGCAGCCAATTCTTCTGCCGTGGGTGGGAATTGTTGCGTCGCAAACGTGAAGAAGGGGATAGACACGGTTTCGTAAAACCCCCAAACAATTGGGCCCACAACTGATTTTGCCACTTCTTCTAGCCAAACATTGTAGATTGGGAAATCAGCGGGATGTCGAAGCAGTTTTGTGGCGTGCAACAGCAACACCACCAAGTTCCATGGCAACATGAAAAGGGCCCCCCAGAAATCCAACATGTAGATGGGGGGTGCCAGGCCCAAAGTCAGGCCGACGAGCCAATGGACATAGTGGCGTGCGTAGTAAGTGGCAACCGCCACAACGGTGGCGAGCCACACCTCACGCACTCCTGCTTTCGCATGCGCATTCCACAACCAATGCGCGGTCCAGACGCGGCACTTCGTCGCCGCGGTCAACAACTCACACAGGGCAACTGCTGCCTTAAAGACAACGACAACCCGCATTTGGGCCAGCATCCCTGTGTTGGTGGTCACGTACTTGTCTAGCTGCGTGTTGACCCAACACAGCATGACGGCTGCAAAATTCCATGTCGTGTTTTCACCGAACGTGTACGCCTTGTGCAGGTGTTTCCGCCACCCCGCAACTGCGCCAGCTCGTGCCCTGATGCCACTTGTGTCCTCTGCATCCCATTGGGCCACAGCTTCAAACAAGATTGCTCCCTGTATCTTGTTGAGGCCGGTGAAAAACTCATTGCCGTCATGTACGTACCTGTTGGCATTGCCAGCGGCCATGCCTGGTGCCAAAGCCCCCACGCGGCGTGCCTCCTGCACCTGATCCGCGAAGAACACCAAGGGGCGCTTGCCCAGTGCAATGCCGCAAAAGCAGGCATCTCCACAGCCCGCCGCCGGAGGAGACCTGTATTGCAACAGTGTCGCACTCTCAATCTTCGTGCAGTAACGGCACACACCCAAATGGTGGCCCTGCACGTTTGCCCGGAAGTTCCGATTCTCGTAGACATCGACAGTGTCTTCGAATGACTGGTAGAATGTAGCCACGATGGGAGCCAGCTTCGGCAAAACTGGTATCGTGCCCAACTTCTCACATTGGGTTCTCTCCTCTGCCCGTCGTTTGCATTCTGCTTCCCAGTCGCGGGAATCCATTGATGCTAAATCATCCAGGAAATACAGTCTCCTTGGCCCCACTGAGAGAGTGATTGCCCCACATCCGTGCGGGATCACGTCCTCCCAAATCGGCATGACCACAACGTGGCCCGCCGCCAAGTCAGTGATTGGTGAGCAGCTCTTGCTGGTGCTGCCGTAGCGTCGGAATACGTAGTGTGTGGTGTTAGGCGGAACCCTCACATGCAGAAGGGAACGCCACAACCAGGATGGGTATGCAAGATCGGCCGCCGAAGGCCCCAAGCTCTGATAAACCGCGAGGGGGTTTCGGCCGAGGGCCG